ACAAGAAAGGTGGTCAAGGAACTTTGTGGCAAAAATAAGATTACCTCTGAACGATATGTCATGAACAAACCTAAACAATTATTACACGACATCATAGGAAGAATAGATTACGAAACAGGAGGTAAGAATGGTTTATTTATAGAATTAAAAACAAAACCGCCAAGCATTATAAAGAAAAAAGGTAAAGATGAATACTATTTTAAAACTCAACCACTTGGAGATGATGCAGTCTTTGATGCTTACTGGGGTCAAGTAGCTTTCTATTGGAAGTGTACAGGTAAGAAACCTTTTTTAGTTTTAGTTAATGATAAAGAATATTTAATATACGATGACACTCATGCAGCTTTGTATGATGATCATTTAGAATACCAATACAACATGATGGTAAAAAGAATTTATAA